AAGCGCCATGATCGCGGCCACCGCGCCGTCGATCTTGTATTCGTAACGGTCTTTCCGGGGATAGATGTTGTCCTTGGCGTCCGTGAAACAGACCGTGTTGGACATGCACCATGTCAGGACGGGATTTCCGTCATGGCGGATTTTCCCGGCATCCACCAGCGCGATCAGCGTCTTGAAGGGATCGGAGAAGTTTTTCACCGTGGCGCCGAACTCCACCATCGTCAGGCCTGAATCCGCCAGATGCGTCACAAGCTGCGCCGCCTGATACGGGTCATAGGGGCATTCCCGCACCTCAAAACGCTTGGCCTGCTCAAGGATGTGTTCCTCTATGGCGTCGTAATCGACCATCCCGCCGGGCGTGAGCGTGATCCAGCCTTCGGAAGCCCACCCCCGGTAGATGTCCGCATTCTGGGTGGATTCAAGCGCGTCTTCGGGAAGGAAAAAGTCGGCAAACAGCGCATACGTCCCGCCGTCTTCCGGGAAGAGGTATACAACGGCGTTCAAATCGCCCTTGCTGGCGAGGTCAAGGCCCATGAAACAGGGTTTCCCGGCGAAGCGTCCCCGCGACAGGCCGGGCTCGGCGCACTTCTCCCAGTTCGTCATGTTGAAGGCGGCGGCGCGGGCGTTGCACCAGATGTTCAGGTGCTTGGTCTTGAACGTGTTCTGCTTCGAGGGGTTCTGGATGGCCTTCAACTGCTGCGCCAGCAGGTAGTCTTCCATGACGGAAACACCGAAATTCGGGTTCGCCTTCCGCAGTGCCTCGGGGCTCTTCCAGTCGTCCTCGGCGTCGATGGTGTAGACGACGGCAAACAGTTCCTCATCCTGAAGCGTGCGATCAAGAACCTTCCCGGCGCGGAGCCGCATGTCATAGCAGGGGCCGCCAAGGTTGAAGCCCGCCGTGGTGATGACGATGATCAAAGGCTGGCGGCGTGCGCCCATGCCGGTGATCATGGTGTCGTACAGGCGCGGGCTGTCGTGCTCGTGGTATTCGTCAACGATGGCGCAGTGCGGCGACGCGCCGTCGCCGGGATCACCGATCAACGGCTCGAATCTGGACGCGGAGCCGATGAGGTTCATATTCTTGGCGCGGACGTCCACGCCGTAGTGCTCCATGAAGCCTTCGGCGCGCTTGGCCATGATCTGCGCGGGGCCGTACACTTCCCACGCCTGTTTTTCCGTAGTGGCGCCGGAGTACACTTCCGCGCCCTCTTCGCCGTCCGCAACGAGCATGTAAAGGCCCATCGGGGCCACGAAGCAGGACTTGCCGTTCTTGCGCGGCACTTCAATATAGGCTTCCCGGAATCTCCGCAGCCCGTCCTTGGCGCGCTTCCAGCCGAACAGCGTTGAAAGGATGAACTTCTGCCACGGCTCAAGTTTCAGGGTCATGCGCTTGCGCGCCCATTCCCCTTTGACGTGGGGCATCATCTCCTCAAACTTGATCACCCGCTCGGCTGCGGCGCGGTCAAAGAAATACGGAGCGCCGTCAACGCCGTCCCACCTTCCCAGATCGTCGAGCTGGCGCTTGCAGGCGAGGATCACCCACTGGCACGCCAAAATCCGCCCGGCGACAACATCGCGGGCGTACCGAAGCGCGGCTTCAACGTGGGGATATGTCGGTTCCTTTGCCATGGTGTTTCCTACAAGGCCGCGAAGCCCTTTTTCTCGCCCGTCTTTTTCTTTGCGCTGACACGGGTACGGCTGCTCGGGGACATGCCGAACTCGGTCAAATACTTGTGCATCAGTTCCAGCGACTTGTTGGCGATACCCACCAGAGGGTTCTGGATGATATTGCCGTTTGATGTCGTTTCCGTGAGCTTCATGGTGCCGTCGATGTTGCGGAGTTGCTCTTCCGCCTCAACCCACCGTCCATAGGCCTGGCAGTAGGCCGCCAGTGCCGCCCGGTCGATGGTGGACAGGATGCCGAGTTCATACAGTTCGAGCGCCAGCCGTTCCCATTCCTCCCGCGCTTCCGGCGACAGGTGCGGCGGCGCGTCGGGGATTTCCGGGTCCGGGGTTGGCTCATCCGGGTTCATCCGGCATTTCTGCAGCGTCCCGCGAACCATTTTCAAATGTGTCGGCAACGGCTTACGTCCCGCCATATCCCGGTTGACCCCCTCCCCCCATTTTGCACAAACAAAAATCCACCTGCCCTATGCGGTCTTCCGGTGGTAGCACCAAACATTTGATCCCCCCCTCATCGTGTCACCGCACGCCCGCCGTTCTCCCGGACGGTCTTGCGACTGTGGCAGGCATGGCAGAGGGGTTGCAGGTTGCTCCGGTCGTCCGTCCCGCCGTCGGCTCTGGCCACAATGTGGTCAACGTCCGTCGCCGGCACGATGCACCCGGCCTTGCGGCACTCCCGGCACAACGGTTCATCCATAAGGATCTGCGCCCGCAGCTTCCGCCACCTCGCACCGTACCCGCGCCGATATGCGCTCTCCCGCTGGCTGTCCTGTTCGGCCTTCCACTTCCTCGCCCGCGCTTCCGCCGCGTCCTTGTGCTTCGGGCAGTAGCCGGACGGATCGCGGGTAAGCTCATGGCATCCGGCATGGCGGCACACCTTGAGCGATCTAGGGGGCATCGTCGTCCCCGCCCACGGCCTCATCCACCCGCCGCTCCACCTTCCGCTTGCTGCGGAGAAGCACCCGCCGCAACAGGTCCGGCACGGGGATGCCGAGCCGCTGCATGTGGGCAATGACGGATACGGCGTCCGTAATGATCAGGTAGGCAATGAAAAGGTTCAGCAACGGCATGTCGAACCCGCCGAAAGACCGGGAAAGGCTGGCGTTGACCACGCCGACAATCAGCAAGTAAAGGCAGTAGGCCGGGAACTTGAGCGCCCCGTGCGCCAGCATCCGGCAACGGAAATGCCTGCGTCGCACGGCGTCCGCCAGCCCAAAGGCAAAGTCGGCCACCAGCATGGCCCCAAGCATCCACAACAGATAGGCGTCCCCGCCGAACAGCGAGACGACGCCGGCGACGCACGAACCTATGACGGCCTTCTCAGGCCACAGGGCCAGCAGGCTTTGCGTGTAGTAGGCAAGCCCCTCCATCGGGGCGGGCGGCTGCATCATCATTCCTTCCCGGCTGCGGCCCGTATCGCCGCCTTGTCCGCATTGCACGCGCCGAGCGCGGCTTGCCAGTCAAACACATGCCCCACAAGGTCGAGGTTCGTATCCCCGGCCAGCACGGGCGCGGGCGTCGGCTCGGTCAGATACACGGGTACTTCCTCCCGTATGACCAACGGAACCGCCGCCACTTCCCGCCTACCGGAACAGCCCGAGAACAGCGGGAGGCAAAGGAGTAGAACCCCAATCGCCAGCCTCTTCGTCATTCCGCATTGCCTCCCGCAGCTTGCGCCGCTGTTCGTCCCTGTCCCGCGTGAGCGCCTTGATCGTGGCGTCCCGTTCCGCCGCCGCAGCTTCCGCCGTGGCCTTCTCCGCCGCCAGTTCCCTGACTGCGGATTCTCCGGCCTGCGCTGCGGCCTTCCATGTAGCGGCGTCCTGCCGGGCTTCCTGCGCTTCCGTCCGGGCCGTGTCGCGTTCCGTTCGTAAGGTGAGGACGTACACACCAAGCCCAATAACGAAGAGGCCCAGCGCCCCGGCCAACACCGCCCGCCGGTTCATTCCGCAATCCCCCACCGCGCGGCCAGCCGTTCGACCAGCGCCCGGCAATCAGAAGTACGGTTGAGCCAGCCGCGCAGGAACGCCGCGGACTTCGGCTTCTTCGCCACGAGTCCGCGGTACCACCGCTCACGCTCCAAGAGCATAAAGGATGCCAGCTCGCGCTGATTGCAGGACGCCGCAGCCGTCAGCGTGTTCCGCCCGACGATGCCGTCCACCCCAACGCGCAGGAGCCGTTGCAGCATCCTCGCCGCACGCGGGACACCCGCATTGACGGCGAAGTCATAGAAGCACACCGCGACCAGCGGGGGCATTTCCCCGGCACGCGGCCTGTCCCAGAAGTGACGCTTGAAGATGTCGCGGGCCGTATCCTTGGTGACGGCCAGCACATCGTCCCGATCAATATCCCCGTCGCCGTCAATGTCCCCTTCCCAGAGATCAAGCTCCTTCAGGAACATGAGGCTGACGCCGTACATGGTGACGCCGCCCGGATCATCCGGATGGTCAAAGTATCCTCCCTCCCACTTGGCGACATGGGCATGGGCGGCTTCAAAGACTTCCTGTTGGTTTGGCATAAAAACGCTCCCGCACTGAAAGATGGCAGGAGCGTAGCACGGGCTTTTGTGAAGCCGCTGGCACAAGCAGGCACAAGCAGGGAGAGGCAGGGGAAAAGGGGGTTGACGAAATTTCCCCCCTTGCATGATGAATAATTTTTATATAATTTTTATTGACAAAAGAATAAAAATTACATAATTTATCTTTAACGAAAGGGGGACGGAATGACCAGTAGGGAAATCATCAAACGGCTTGAAGAAGATGGCTGGTATCATGTGAAAACGACAGGAGATCATTACCAGATGAAACACCCTACCAAGCCGGGAAAAGTCACAATCGTCCATCCGGCAAAAGATTTCAGTATCGGGACGTTAAGAAGCATTGAAAAACAAAGTGGGGTGAAATTGAGGTAGCTGAGGGAGGGGGAAAACCTCCCTCCCGCCACAATTTCAACCCGCACAGGAGAAAATATATGTATTATCCGGCCACATTTACACCGCACACTGACGGAACGGGACGCTATGATGTGACCTTTGCCGATTTGCCCGGCTGCGTATCGCAGGGGGCATCCCTTGAGGACGCTATCCGCATGGCGCAGGAAGCCTTGGGGCTTCACATCGGCAGTATGGTTGAAGACGGCGATACGCTTCCTGAACCCTCAAGCCTTGAAGGGGCACGGAGAAAGGACGAACAGGAAGCAAAGGAAGAAGGATACGCAATCCCTGACGGAACCCTGTATCAGTTCGTAGTCGCTGACGTGAAAAAGAAGGAAGCGGCACCGATCAGACTATCCATTTCACTCAAGCCCGTCATCGTCGAGCGTATCGACAGCGTGGCCGCAGAGCTTGGGCTTACCCGTTCCGGGTTGATCGCCGTCGCTACCCGCGAGTATTGCAACCGTATGCAGGCATAAACCGCCCTGCAATCAATAACCGGAATCCCCCGCACTGCCGGGGGATTCTTTGCTTCTGGCCTCCTGCCACAGATAAAGCCGGTTCAATTCCGCCCTGTATCGGGTGATCTCCCCTTTTTCATCACGATCAACGACTATCGGGGCATCCGCCGCAACCCATTTCCGCACCTGCTCACAACCGACGCCGAACGCCCGGCAGATTTCCGACATGCTCCGCAGCACCACGGGGACATAATTGACGGACACCGGAATCACAGGCCGCTCCCGTACTTTTGGCGGTTCATCCCCTGCTCATAAACCTTGAGGCCTTCCTGCATCCCCCACCTGTACGCCGCCACGCCCACGGCAGCCCCGCACAAAAAGACTATCCCGAAAATCATCCTTGCCTCCTCTTCCCCGCCGACGCGCCGCCACTGGCGCATCAAATTGCAGCGACAGCGCCACCATACGCGACTGGCTTCTCAAAATCCATCATGCCGGAACACATACCGCGCCTTCCATGCTCTCGGCCATATCCAGCAAGAACTGCGGGACGGGCAGGCCCCGCGAACGCCGGATTTGGAAAAGCCCTTTCAAACCATCCCGCCACCGGGAATCCTCCTCGGCGGTCATGCGGGAAGTCCGGCGCGTGGGCGGCATGGCTTCAAGCCTTGCCCGTTCCGGCGTTCCGGGCGGGGGTAGAGGCCTCCCTTCCGGTATGGGCGGCGCGGCGGGCACTCTCACCTTTGCGCCCTGCCCCTCATGTCGGACGGTAGCGCACCTCCCGGCATCAGTACGGGCTCTATCCTCGCCGTCCGCAGGCGGCAGGGAAGAAGCCCCACCAGCCTCAAAATCCTCCCACCGCCGCCCTTGTAACCAGTTCTCGGCGTACATGCGTATCCTGCCTTTCACCCTTGCGGCCAATTCTTCATGCTCCGCAGCCGCAGCACTGGCGGCGCGGATGATGACGGGCACCAACTCAGGGGCCTTGCGCGTAGCCGCAAGCCACATATCCGCCGCTTCCGCCTTCCCGCGCCGGTAGCCGTAGGCATCCCAGAACGCCTCGAAGTCGGCAAGAGCCTGCCCGGAAAGCCGACGCCCTTTTGCCGAGACGTAAAAAGCCTGTCCGCCGTCAACGCCGCTCCGCGACGGGCGACGCGGGACAGGGGCAACGCCCTGAACCGCCGAAGGCTTGCCTTCCGGTTCCGGTACGGCCTCCCTTCCCCCTCCCGATGTGCCGGGCAAAGGTACGGCTTCCCCCTCTCCCATCGCATCGGGGAAAGCGCCCTCACTCACAGCCGCATCGTCCGATGCGGAAGAGAGTTCTTTTCTTGCCTTCTTATATTCTTTGATCGTGTCGGGCGGTTGTAAAGCTGGTTGTTCAGACGGTTGTTCAGCAGATGAACAACCAGCTTTACAACCGGAGGCATCCAATGACTGATACCGCGCCCAGTTCGTCACCGTGATCAGCGTGTACCTGTTCCCAACACTGCGCCGGGTCAAGAATCCATCCTGCTCCAGATCATCAAGGATAGACAAAAGCGTCGTTCGACTGAGCTGGCATTCCTCGGCCAGATACGCACCGGAAAAGGCGAACTGCCCGGCCTTCAGCTCGTCGCCGCGATAGTAGCAATCCTTCCATGCCACTTTGAGCAAAATGGTCAACATGACCCCGCGATGCAAGGCCCCCCGGCTCCACGCCCGGCTATCCTCGGCACATCGCCAACACTTGATAAAGCCGCGATACATCTTACACCGCCTTTCCCTTGACTCTCTGCTGCAGAATCAGCATACTGAACTCCTACGCGATTGGGATGCACTGCATCCCGTATTTCATGGCCTCGCCGTCTGATCCACGGCGAGGTCTTTTCATTCCGCCGGAACAGCCGCGGGCGTCATGCTCATGTGCTTCACCCTGTCCCGCACCTCTGCCCGTTTCGCATTGTTGAACCGCTCCACAGTCCCAACCAGATACCCGGTGATCCGCCGGATGCGCTCAAACTTCACGCCCTCGCCCACCTTGCCGTCGATAATCGGCAAATGGCTCCACTCTTCCCTCTCCATACTCGGCGATTCAGGCATAATTCCCCTCCCACGGTGTCCACAGGTGCATCGTGTATTCGTGCATGTTGATGTGATCGTCGGCACGGGGGATGATGTGAAAGGCGTCCACATCCCGCCCCATGAAAGCCGTCTTCACCCGCTTCAGGTCGTCCCATGATGGAAGGCGTCCCCTGCGGCTCACCGCGACGTGAAGAAACCGCTCCCCACCCTCGAACGTGTCCAACGAAACGGTTACCCTCATGCTGGTTGTGATGTGTGCATAGGCCATCACACCGGCAAGGACTCCCAACCGTTTCCAGCCAGACGGCGCGGGAAGCGATAACGGCCTGAACTCGCGCACGTCCTGTATTTTGCAGATCATACCCTCGCCTCCATTCCCGCCCGGCGCGGCGGCAGATACGCCAGCAACGGCAAATGGGGCTTCGCCTCTTGCGCCCATGTTCCCGGCCCGTTGGCCGTAACCAGCGCGGCGACGAACTGCGGCGGAACGCTGTTCCCGCACATCCTCACCTGCGCCGTTTTGCTGATCGGCTTCCCGCCGCACTCCGGCGCGATGACGTATGTGTCGGGGAAGCCCTGCGCCCGGTACAGTTCGCGGGGGGCCAGCATCCTCATGGCGATGTCGACGATCCGGTAGACGACGCCCCGGATTACGATCTCGGCCTCGGCGTCCGGCCCGATGACGCCCCACCGCCGCAGCCAGTCCAGCGTCTGGGCGTACCGTGCGCCGTCCGCATCCAGTTCGGCGCACACAAGGCCCATGCGATCCTTGGCCGTGACCGTGTGCAGCGGCGCGCCGGCGTCACTCCCGCCGCCTGTCCCGTAGTATTTGATCAGCGTGGCCGTGGTGAGCGCATGGTGCTGGCCCTGCGCTGATACCGTCCTCAGCGGCTCGTCAACCGGAGCGCCGATATTGGCGCCGCGCATCTTGACCATGCTGGCCGTCACCAGCATGTCATGATTGGATTGCGTGATCGTAGGATGCGGCGCTTCTACCGTCTGCCCTACGGAGTTGCCGAACTGCCGGGACAGTATCGGGGCCGTTAGAAAGTGATGGTTCCCGGTGGCCACGGTAGGCACCGGGACGCCCAAACCGCTTGGAGCGTGCCCCGTGGTGTTCGTCATCAACACGGGTGTTGCAACTGCGAACCCCGGCGACTGTGTGACGGTTCCAAGCGGGGCATCAATCGTCTGCCCCCTGAAACAACGGTATGTCCCATCCCGCGTCGTGTGGTTCGCGCTGACGATGAACGGTTCCCCCGCTCCGAGCACATACCGTCGGATGCCTTCGGCGATGCGCCGTTGCGTGGCTTCGGCCAACGGTTTGCTTCGGACGAAAATCGACCGCGCCGGGGCAGTCCAGTCCACGCATTCCGCAGCCGTCCGATACGGCTTGAGTTTTCCGGAGAGGACGCCTGGCGAGTCTTTGGGGCCGTGCGTCGGTTCAGGCCAGACCACCGGGCGGCCGTCACGCCGCGCCACCACGAAAAGCCGTTTCCGCGTCGTCGGCGCGCCATAGTCGCAAGCCCGGAGTTCCCGCCAGTCAACGCGGTAGCCGAGCCGCCGCAGCCGCCGAACCCACGCCCGGAACGTCGCCCCGGCCTGTGCCTTGATCGGCTGGCAGTGGGCATCAAGCGGCCCCCACGTCTGGAACTCTTCCACGTTCTCCAACGTGATCAGCCTCGGGCGCACCTCTTCCGCCCACCGCACGACGACCCACGCCAGATCCCGTATGTGCTGCGAACGTGGTTTCCCGCCCTTGGCTTTCGAGAAATGCGTGCAGTCCGGCGAGGCGTGCAGCACGTCGACAGGCTGGCCGCCCGTCGCGTACAAGGGATTGACCGCCAGCACGTTGGCGCACAGGTGCAGCGTGCCGGGATGGTTCGCGGCGTGCATGGCCAACGCCTCCGCGTCGTGGTTGATCGCAATATCAGGCGAATGCCCCAGTGCCCATGTCAGGCCTGTACTGGCCCCGCCGCCACCCGCGAAGAGGTCGATGATCAGGCCGAGGCCGGACATGGTCGCGCCTCGGTTGATGCGGTTGAGGCATCTTTGCCCTCCGCAGACGGCTGTTGGGAGAGCCGGAGCATCGCGGCGCGAAGGGCATCAGCATTACTCGAGTGCATATCTTGCCTCCGCCCAGTAAGCACATGAGACACCGTAGCAGGAGAAACCCCCGCCTCAAGACAAAGCCTACGGACGGAGCATCCTGTAAGCCGAATGAATTCCGTGAGTTCAGAAACAATTTGTGCTTTCATGAATTTGATAATTACAAAAGTAATCAAAATGGTCAATTCATTTTTTCCACGATTCCACAAGGAAATAGATACGACTGTAGCCATATGATATGGAATAACCATGAAAGAATCATTGTTTGAATCGACCATGCGCCGCACTAAGGAAATTATCCAAAAAAATGGAAGTATCCGAAGTGTTGCAGAAAAATTGGAAACCAACCCGTCTACGATTACTCGTTGGTTTGCCGAGGAAGGCCGCGCCCCTCGCTTTGATGCACTCGCAAAAATTTTTGAATTCTTTTCAGTAGAAATTGTCTTTCCCGGTGAAAATCAAAAAAGAGATGAAGTACGACAACTCGAAGAAAAAATTGAAGCACTGTTGAAAGACCTACATTCTACCGAAAAAGAGCGGGATGCTTTAAAGGCTCAGGTCGAAATTCTAAAAGAAATTATACGCCCAGCTCAACCTACTCTGAATGAAGAACCCAAGGAAAAGAGCGCATAGAATGCCCCTATCTCCGCGAGATAAGGCGCGAACGGCTACCTTCCGGGTGCGTGATCATCTATGTTGAGTACAAATGAAAATCCCCGCCGGAGCGGGGAAAAGGAATAGCGATGGTGGATGTGGTTTCTGGGATCATTGAGCTGGCAAAAGCATCACCAATAACCTTGTTTCCAAAAGTTTTCATTGATATTACAAAACATGAAATAACGAAAAAAGGAACCTCCTGTTTCTATATCGATATTTATAATAACAATGCCTATCCTATTTGTATAAAAGAAGTCAAAACTAATCTAGATATAACTTGGTATGAAATGCTTCCATTTATTGATCTAGATCGTGACTATGACGATCATTTCATTAAAACATCCGCTCCTCAATCATTACCACTCGATATAAATGAAAAAGAAAAAAAGGATATTGTCCTCTTCTTCAAAGGTACAAACAAAGAAGTTTCTTTTGAAGCAAAACCTACCAATATGAGAGAGGGAAATCCCATCTATATTTTACATATTAAATAAATATTTATCAAACCAATAATAATCAAAATTATTTTAATAAAAAATAGCTCTCGTTTAAATAAGTATTGATAAAAACTAGCTTTTGATTGTATTGTATTTAACACTCTATCGCGTTCTATCTTTTCGATTCCAATATTAACGATATTTTTAAATTTCTTTTTTTCATCTTCTGTGAGCTTCCCCCCTTTAGCATGAATACCAAATAGGCTGTAACCGTCTTCTGTAGCGCGGCATATTTTTTCTAGCGTCAATTCAGGATTTTCTTTTTTGCCCATCTCCTTTCCTCCCCGCCCCTCCTCGTGAGGGGCTTTTTTGTGTTCAAATTACGAATATCTCCTTCAGCTAAAAAATTTTATGCTGACTGTTTACTTTTAGCAACATTTTCATTGACATAAATGTTTACTTTTGTAATTATTCACACACGACAAGTAACACCACAAAAAACGCCATTCCCGGCGATCCTTGATGAACACAATGGACAATGATGTGCCTGTCCTCCCGGCGGCGGTCGCCGGGGTTCCGAGGATCGCCGGGAGGGACGACCGATAAACGTTAGGGTGCGTTGGCAACGACAGGCGTTGCCAAGCAATCGGGCTCTCCCGGGCGGCGGGCTGCGTAGCAAAGGCGCAGACAGTCAATCCCGCCGCCCCGTCAAAAAACAAAACGCCCCCGGCGCTGGAGCAACAGCGCTGAGGGCAAACATCCAAGAGAGGACACTCATGGATGCACAAAGACCTTACTCACAGGCTCGGCAGAGTGTCAACACCGGGGATCGGCGCTTTTCCCTCATCTTCAACCGCAGGGAATTTGCCGAGGTCATGTACTGGATCAAAAGCCAGTGTCCCGGCGGCAAGATGGCGGAACTTCTCGAAAAATGGGCGTGATGAAACATGAACGGCAGACCAAAATGTCCTGTTTTGGAAGAAATTTTCCCCGGCCAGCGTTTCTACTACCGGGCGAAAATCGGCGGCGAACGTCAGCTTATCAGCGTGACCGTCGCAACGTTTCCATACTCCAAAGATTACGGGCAGGGCCGCGAAACCCTCTATGTGAACGTCTACGGCTACGGCTGGTCGGGAAGCGTCCCGGTCAAGAAGCTCATGGAACGGAAGAGGATAAATAAGGTGCAGAAATGAAACAGCAGACCAAAGAAAAAAACTTCGCCCAGATCAACGGCTCCTGCAAAACAGCACCACTGGCCGGGAACTTCAAGAAAGAACCCTGCCCCCGGTGCGGCACCGTCCACAGCCTGCGCGAGTGCCCTTTCTGCCGCTTCCGCAGGGGGGCAAACCGATGACGTGGACATGGGCATGGCACTGGCTCCGCTTCCTCGCGCTGACGCTCGGCGGGGCCGCAACCCTTTTCATCGTCGGGCTGATTGCCATTGAAGCCGTCCGGCTGCGGCGGGCGCTCCGTGAAAAGGCACTCACCCGCCGGATAGACCGCCGACAGGAGGCCTATCCCGACCACCATCAACGGCGGAAAAATCGAGGTGAACAATGGCTGAAAAGATCTCTGAATTTACCTGCCTCGTCCGTGATATGCGCGAAGCCCAAAAGCTCTACTTCGATACGCGGGACAAGGCCTATTTGAAGAAAGCAAGGGAGATCGAAAAACGGGTGGATGACGAACTGCAAAAGACTTTCGGGTGGATCAAAAACCGCCAGCCGGCACCACAGGGGAGGCTGCTCTGATGTTCACGCTTCCAATTCCCCGCCGCGTGCGGACATGGCTGATACGGATTAAGGGCGTGGCCAGACTTGAGCACAACCCCACCGTCGACGCCTCGGAACTCTGGAACCGGACGGCCACCCCCGAAACCCTTGCAAAGCTGGCAGGGATGGCGTTGAAGCTGGCCAGCGTCCCCGACTGCCCATACCACAAACAGCATACCCTATGCCGATATGAAACCGGGGACGTCCCGAACTGCACAGAATGCCGCCTGCAATGGGCGTTTAAAAGGAGTGAAGATGGAAGCGAATAGAATTGACAAGGTGGTGCGGCAACTCTCTAAGGAACTCCCGCCTCTTTTTAGTAGAACGGAAGTTCCCAAGCTTATTCCAGGCGTCATCGCTTATCGTTCTCTTTGCAACCTGAGTTCCGAAGGAAGCGGCCCACCCTCTATCATGGTAGGAAAAAACGTCTGCTATGCGCGTGAAGATTTCGTCTCATGGCTAGCGAAGAGGATGAAACCGGGGAAGTCTATTGTAGACGTTTAA